CTACTAAAGTTTATACTATTGGTGAGACACAAGATAACACTGGTGTTAAACCTAAACTTATAGTATATCAAGTGGTACCTTATAAAGCTCATGCTAGTAGACATTTAGCCGCTGGCACTAAAGCTCCAGGGTTTGAAGAACTAAAAAAACAAGCAGTAAAAGTTTACAATTATCTTTATACTGGTAAAAACGTAGACATTATAAATTTTAAAATTGAACTTAATAATAGTTTTGTATTTTCCATGCCAGTAGACGGACTAGAAAAAACTCAAGATAAAATAACGTCTAATCAATCAGGTGCTAAAGATCCTGAAAAAATACAAAATGTAACTTATATGCCTGACGGCAAAGCGCCAGCGGCTAAACCTGGTATCATGCCTACTATATTAAAATGGGTTAATACAATAACAGGACAAGATCGTAAAGGCGGCGGCGGTCAAGAACAACAAGCTCAACGTGCCGCTAAAATGTTTAATGATGCGTTAAATCGATCATTTGACATGTATAATTTAGAAATGAGAATTATTGGAGATCCTTATTGGATTGCTGAAAGTGGCACTGGTAACTACACTAGCGAACAAGCTACACAAAATTTAAACACAGATGGTAGCGTCAATTATGAAAATGGTGAAGTTGATATAGTTGTTAATTTTAGATCACCTGTAGATATTAATCAATCAACTGGTTTATATAACTTTGGCGGTAGTAGTAAAAGTGCTCCAGTAGTACAGTTTAGTGGATTATATCTAATACAACAAGTAATTAGTACTTTTAGTAATGGAGAATTTACACAAATATTATCAGGATTCCGTAGACCTAGTCAAGAATTTGACGACGATAATGATCAAATACCATCGACAACTGGGCAAACTAAAACAGCTCCTAATACTGATTCAGATAAAGACTCAACCTAATCATGACATATTCCGATCAAAATAGAATTAGTTCTCAAGATAAAGAAGCTAGACCAGGCCCGTTCCTGGCTCGAGTGATTAGCCATCTGGACAGTACCTACATGGGCATGTTGCAAGTAGAATTATTAAGACCTACAGGCAACTCAGGAGATTCTGGACAACTACATCAAGTAAAATATATGAGTCCATTTTATGGAGTCACCGGCGCAGATTTCGTTAGAGAAGATCCTGACAACTACGGAAACACACAAAAGAGTTATGGTATGTGGGCAGTCCCCCCAGATGTAGGAACGATAGTAGTTGTTATTTTTATTGACGGAGATCCTAAGCGTGGATATTGGATGGGATGTGTACCAGATGAAGGCATGAACTTTATGGTACCAGGAATCGCCGCCACTGAAAATAATGTTGAAGGTACATATACTAGAGCTCCAACAGCAGAATACAATAAACGAGTTAACGGGGATAATCCTCAAGACTCTACTAAATTTAAAAAACCTACCCACCCATTAGCTGATGCAATTAGCAATCAAGGTTTAATAAACGATGATATTAGAGGAATAACAACTTCTAGTGCTCGACGAGAAGTTCCTAGTATGGTCTTTGGTTGGAGTACTCCAGGTCCTGTTGACAAACAGTCGGGAGCACCGAGAGGTTCGATTGGCAAAGAAGATTACAAAATACCAAATGCTTTTATAAGTCGACTTGGCGGCAGTACATTTGTCATGGATGACGGCGATGACAAATTTTTACGTAAAACAAAAGCTGGTGATGGTCCTCCAGAATATGCCAGCGTACTAGCTGGCGACACCGAAGGTGATGTAACAATTCCGCACAACGAACTTATAAGAATACGTACCAGAACTGGACATCAGATCTTATTACATAATAGCGAAGATTTAATTTATATTACTAACAGTCGTGGAACTGCTTGGATAGAATTAACCAGCAACGGAAAAATTGACATCTACGCAGAAGACAGTATTAGTCTGCATACACAAAATGATTTTAATGTTACTGCTGATAGAGATATTAATTTTACTGCTGGTGCAAATATTAACATGAATGTTGGAACTAGTATGTTTGTTACTACAGGATCCGATTTGCAAGTTAGCGTAGGAGCTAATGGCGCCATAACTGTTGGAAGTAATTTTGATCTAAACACAGGTAGTAATAATAATTTTACTGCTGGCAGTAATACAAACATTAATAGTGGCGGAAATCATTTTGAAACAGCAACTCAAATACATATGAATGGTCCGGCAGCCGCAACAGCTTCCAAAGCTACGGAAGCGCATAAAGCATTTAGAGTGCCTCAGACTGAGCCATGGAATCAGCATGAAAATTTAGACCCAACACAATTTGTTCCTGCTAATACACAAGCTGGCGGAACTTATTCAGTAACAACACCAACAGCATTTTCAACTTTTACAACAACCACTGATACTTTTAACAGAGTTCAAGGTGCAGAACAGGAGCAACAATAATGGCTACAAATTTATACGACAAAATAGTATTACCGGCCCGTCCTAATCCTAGCATTGCAAGCCCTCAAATGTATAGAGGATTTAGTACATTAAATTCTACAACACAGAATTTTACACTTTATGACTTTGAATTAATTAAACAAGACCTACTTAATCATTTTAATGTAAGAATGGGCGAACGTTTAATGCAACCTGGGTTCGGCTGTATTATTTGGGAAATGTTGTTTGAACCTTTAACAGAACAAGTTAAAGATCTTATAGTACAAAATGTAAATCAAATCTTAAATGCCGATCCACGTGTATCTGCAGGAAATATACAGATAACTCCATATGATACAGGTTTGCAAATACAATGCACACTAACATATCTTCCCTACAATATTAGTCAAGACTTGAAATTGCAATTTGACCAAGCTAACGGACTGATCAGCTGATAAAATACCCACATAATTGCATTCGATAAATACACTTATTAGGACTAATTATGAGCTCAACGGATAGACAAAATAACCTGTTAGTTTCAGAAGACTGGCAGAAAATTTATCAATCATTTAAGAACGCAGATTTCCAAAGCTACGACTTTGATAACTTACGTCGTACAATGATTGACTATATCCGTACTAATTTCCCCGAAGATTTTAACGATTATACAGAGTCAAGCGAATACCTTGCCCTTATCGACCTTATTGCCTTCGTGGGCCAAAGCATAGCTTTCCGTGTTGACTTAAATGCTCGTGAAAATTTCCTAGAACTAGCAGAACGCCGCGACAGCGTATTACGACTAAGTCGTATGATCAACTATAATGCTAGTAGAAACATTGCCGCTAAGGGTTTATTAAAATTTACCACAGTGCAAACTACTGAAAATGTTTTAGATAGTAACGGTATTAATATGAGCGGTCAAGTTATTACGTGGAATGATCCAAGTAATTCTAGTTGGTACGATCAGTTTATTAAAATAATAAATGCGGCATTGCCAACTACACAGCAATTTGGCAACCCTGTTGACCAAGCTACAATTTACGGTATTGCTACAAGCCAGTATCGTTTTAATGCTAACAATACAAATGTTCCAGTCTACAGTTTTAATAAAAGTGTTGCTGGAAGAAATATGAATTTTGAAATTACTAGCACAGTAATTTCTGACGGAGAAACTATTTCGGAAGAACCACCAAAGGTAGGCAATCATTTGGCTTTCATTTATAAAGATGACGGTTACGGTGCCGGTAGTAGTAATACTGGATTCTTTTTAAATTTTACACAAGGTAATTTAAATCAAGGAACATTTACAGTTACTCAACCAAGTAGTAATCAGACTATTGATATTAATACTCAGAATATCAACAACACCGATGTGTGGTTATATAGTTTAAATCAAAGTACAAATCTTGAAACTACTTTATGGACACAAGTTCCTGCAACAACAGGTAACAATATAATTTATAATAGTTTAAACAAGAGTGTTAAAACAATTTATAGTGTTATTACTCGAGCAGGCGATGCAATCAGTTTAAGTTTTGCAGACGGTACTTTTGGTAATTTACCTTTAGGTACTTTTAGAGCTTACTATAGAATTAGCAACGGATTGACCTATACAATAAACCCAGGCGATATTTTAAATGTTGCAATTAGCATACCTTATACAAGTAGTCAAGGACAAAGCGAAGTATTGACTGCAACATTGAGTTTAGTAGCAAGCGTATCAACTGCAACTGGTACAGAAACAAACGCTAATATTAAAGCAAATGCTCCACAAACATACTATACACAAAATCGTATGGTTACTGGAGAAGACTATAATATTAGTCCGTTAAGTGTTACACACAAAGTTGCTAAAGTAAAAAGTATTAATAGAACCAGTAGTGGTATTAGTCGTTATTTTGACTTAACAGATCCTACTGGCAAATATAGCAGTACTAATTTATTTGCAGATGACGGTATAATCTATCAAGATGTATATACTTCAAATACAAATTTTTCTTATGTAACTAAAACTGATGTAGAAGGTATTATATACAATACAATTTTTCCTATATTAGATGATCCTAATTTACGTAATTTTTATTATGCAAATTATATTAACTATATTTCAGAAAGTTTGAGTATTCAGTGGGCCAATGTAACCACAGACAGTAACAGTTGTACTGGATACGTCACAGACACAACAAACCTTGCTAAAAAATTAGCCAGCTATACTAGCACAGATTTAAAATTCTTTACAGCAGGGTCTTTAGTTAAATTTACAGCTCCAACAATTAATGGAGTTACATATTATTTTGATACAAATAATCAAAATAAACTTGTAGCAGTTCCTTCTAGTAAATTATTACCTCCAGGCGGAGTAAATTATCTGTGGGCGCAGGTTGTGTCTATTACAGGCGACGGGCTGGGCGATAACGATAACAATACTGGTAAAACTACAATTAATGGCGGACTATTTGGAGTAGTTACATTAAATCAAATAATTCCATCTACAGCAGTTATTAGTCAGATAGTTCCTCAATTCAATGTAACTATTGGATCGAGTGTAATCACTACAATGATAGATTTAATCTTTAATAATAAGCCATTTGGCCTACGTTACGGATATGATTCATTAACCGGTTCAATGGATTGGCAAATAGTTTTTGAAACAAACTTGAATACTACTATGGGATTTAGTCTAGGTAATCAAGGTGATACTACAAATACACAACAAGATTCAAGCTGGTTATTATTGTTTACAACTAACAATCAATATTATACAGTGAATACACGATTGATGAGATACATTTTTGAAAGCAATCAAGAAGTTACATTCTATTTTGATAGTGCAGTTAAAGTTTACGATACAGTAACTAGTAACACAATTCTTGACAATTTAAAAGTATTGAATATTAATACACAACCTAGTTCTGTGTATCCATTTACCACAGACTATAATTGGCAGATTACTAGTGCATACACAGGATTAGATGGTTATATTGATCCAAGTAAAATTGTTATAACATTTGCCGGTAGTATGAACAATGGTATAGTTGATAATCCTCAAGAATTTCTTGATATTGTTGCACCAGATAATTTAACAACTTTTATACTACAACAAAAATATCTAATTAGCGAAGGTCAGGAAGATTATCGCTATGTATCAAACGATGATAATCTTGTAGTAATATTAGCATCACAAAATGCGGCAAAACCTTATACACAATGGTCAGATGGACAATATTTTTATTTCTTAGATACACAAACTGTAATGCAATATAGTGCATCTAACGTTACTAGTCCGTTAAATGCTTCTTTAGATTATAAAGTTTTTGTTGGACGAGATAACTTAAAATTCCAGTATACACACAATGCTGACTATGATAGTCGTATAGATCCAGGTGCAAGTAACATCATGGATGTTTATATTTTAACTACTGACTATGATACACAATTTAGACAATGGCTAGCTGGAGCAAATGTCAGCGAACCTTTGCCTCCTAGCAGTAGCGAACTTAATAGTTTACTAAGTCCAGAATTAAACTTAATTAAATCTATATCGGATGAAATAGTTTATCACCCAGTGAGTTATTTGTTATTGTTTGGAGCACAAGCTGATATTAATCTACAAGCAACATTTAATGTGGTAAAAAATCCTGCAAGTACTGCCAGTGATAACGATATTATCAGTAGAATCATTACAGCATTTAATACATTCTTTGCTTTGGAAAATTGGAACTTTGGAGATACATTCTATTTTTCAGAACTATCAACTTATGTACTAACACAACTAACTCCTGATATTACAAACTTTGTTATTGTACCGAAACAAGGTAATTTGTATTTTGGAGCTTTGTTTGAAATAACTTGCCCAAGTAATCAAATATTAATCAGCTGTGCTACTAGTGCAGATATTAATATCGTTTCAGGATTAACTAGCGACAACACAAGAACTGTTACTGGTAGTGGTTTAACATCTGTAGTAACAAATCAAAATATAACAAGCGCAACTTTTGGAGTAACTAATGGCTAATAATAGCAATCCATTAGGCAATACTGGTCTTACTGTAAATTTTCTTCCTAAATTCTATCAATCAGATAGTAATAAAAAATTCTTACAAGCTACTTTAGATCAACTATATCAACCAGGTAGTATTAAAAAGATTAATGGTTATGTAGGCCGCGAAAATGCAAAAAGTGCCACAGGCACTGATGTATATATTGATGCGGCAGATTCTGTGCGACAAAATTATCAATTAGAACCAGCAATAACAATAACAGATAAAATTGGTAATCAAACATTTTTCAAAGATTATATTGATTATATTAATCAGATCAATACATTTGGCGGCAACACAAGTAATCATGCTAGACTAAACAAACAAGAATTTTATTCTTGGGATCCACATATTGATTGGGATAAGTTTGTTAACTTCCAAAATTATTATTGGTTACCTTACGGTCCTGACACTATTAAAATTATTGGTCAGGCCGCTGCCATTGAAAGTACATATACCGTAACTGTTGAACGTGAATTAAGTAATAATGAATATTTGTTTACTCCTAACGGATTTACACGTAATCCTGTATTAACATTATACAGAGGTCAAACTTATACCTTTGAAATTACAAGTCCAGGTAATCCTTTTAGTATTAAAACAGCTAGAAGCCCGGGTGCTAACGACAGATATGAAACTAGCAACATAGACAATTATGCAGTTGAAAATGGAACAATTACATTTAATGTTCCTTTAGATGCACCGACTTTATTGTTCTATCAAAGTGAATCAGATTTAAATCTTGGCGGCGCAATTGAAGTTTTAGACATTACGGCAGATACTTATGTTGATGTTTCTAAAGAAATTTTAGGTAAAAAGCATTATAAATTATCTGATGGTACTGCATTAAGTAATGGAATGAAATTAAAATTTGAAGGTAATGTAACTCCAGCAGAGTATGCTACCGGTGAGTTTTATGTAGAAGGTGTAGGCGTTGCAATTAAATTAATTCCAACTACCGTATTAGAAGTTGTTAATCCTTACACAGAAGAAAAAACAATTCCATTTGACAGTGATAAATTTGATAGTTTGCCATTTAGTGATGCTAGCGGATATGCTGGCAATTCTGATTATATTGTAATCAACAGAGCAAGTAATGATAGAAATAACTGGAGCAGATACAATCATTGGTTCCATGCTGACGTCATTGCCGCAAGTTCAAAGCATAACGGTAATCCTGTTGAATTAGATCAAACTGCAAGAGCGATTAGACCTATTATCGAATTTGAAGCTAATTTAAAATTAGCAAACTATGGTGTAACAGCAGTCGACGACATTGATATTATTGACGACTATACTACTGATGCGTTCAGTACTATTGAAGGACTTTTTGCCTACAATGTAGACGGTGTCACTTTGGCAGAAGGTCAACGTATTATTTTTACTGCCGACACTGATAGACTTGTAAAAAATAAAATATTCCAAGTAACTTTTATTGATGTTCTGCATCTTAATAAAGGCAGTAAACAAATACATCTAGTAGAAGTTTTAGATCCTTCAACTAGCGAGTTGCCATTATCGGCAACTGTTAAGTTTGGTACAAAATATCAAGGAAAAACATTTTGGTATAATGGTTCTAGTTGGATCTTAGCACAACAAAAACTTACAATAAATCAGCCTCCATTGTTTGATGTAGTTGACGAAAACAAAATTAGTTATGCCGACACTACAGTTTATAACGGTTCTACATTTAAAGGAACTACTTTATTCTCATATAAAGTTGGTTCAGGTATAAACGATACTACTTTAGGATTTCCATTAAGCTATAGAAATATTAGCAATATCGGAGATATTGTTTTTAATTTTACACTGGCAACAGATTCATTCCAATACAAACAAACTACTGCACTTATTACACAAAATGTAAATGTGGGTTATCTTGTTACTCAAGACTTTGCTGGCAATCTAACATACGAAAATGGATGGCAAACTTGTATAGCACCTAACACGCAGGCTGCTATTAGAATTTACAAAAATTCTGGACAAACAAATAATTTTAATATTGATATCTTTGATGATATTACACGTTTATCAGACTTAACAGTTAAGATTTATGTAAACGGAATTAGACTAAGCCCAACAGCATGGTCTTTATATACTAAACCTGATTATATTCAAGTAGTTCTTGGTACACCAATTCAGTTAACTGATGTTCTGACTATTAAAGCCTATTCGGCACAACCTATTAACAGTAATGGTTATTATGAAGTTCCTGTAAACTTACAAAATAACCCATTGAATAATGTAATAGGAGATTTTACATTAGGCGAAGTTTCAGACCATGTAAACTCAATAGTTGATAATTTAGGAACAACCTTTGTTGGATCATTCCCGGGGCCTGGAAATCTTCGTGATTTAGGTGATGTAACTCCTTACGGAACTAAATTTGTTCAGCATAGCGGCCCAATGAGCCTTGCAGTATATCATGTTACTAGCGAATCTAATAATATTATTCGTAGTATCGAGCAAGCCCGAGATGATTACAATAATTTTAAAAGAAATTTTATTAAACTTGCTAGTAATTTAGGTGTTGACGGCGATCCTGTTACTATTGTAAATTTAATTTTACAAAAATTAAACAAAGATAAACCAAATACAAGCCCTTATTATTTTAGTGATATGGTGCCATACGGTGCATGTGTAGTAACTAATCTTTCAGTAGTAGACTACAGAATTAAACAGTATCCATTATCTAATGTGTTTACATTAACCGCTTTATCTAATAAAGCAGTTGGTGTATATCATAATGGTGTACAAATGATCTATGGACAAGATTATACTTTTACTAATACAGGATTTATTGTTGTACAAGATTCATTTGTACTAGCCAATGGGGATACTATTAGCACTTATGAATACGACAGTACAGACGGTTCATTTGTGCCAGCTACTCCAACTAAATTTGGTGTTTGGCCTGCGTATGTTCCTCAAATTTATACAGACACTACCCTAGTTACTCCTAGATTAATGATTCAGGGACACGATGGTAGCCAAGTACTTGCTTACGGCGATTACCGAGATGATTTGATTTTAGAATTAGAAAAACGTATCTATAATAATATCAAAGTACCTTATGATCCAAAAATTTTTGATATTGCAGATATTATTCCTAGCTACAATAGAACTAACGATTATAGCTTGACTGAATTTAACCAAGTACTTGCTCCTAATTTTTATAAATGGACTCAGCTAGCTGGTAGAGATTTTAGTAAACCTTTAAGCTATGATATAAACAATCAGTTTACTTATAACTATTCAGAATCAAATGCACCTGACGGTAGAAATATTCCAGGTTATTGGAGAGGAATTTATCGTTATATTTTAGATACTGACCGTCCTAATTTATGTCCTTGGGAAATGTTAGGATTTAGTATAATGCCAAGTTGGTGGATTGACCTATATGGTCCTGCACCTTATACTGGTGATAACTTTCCTATGTGGCAAGACATAGCAGATGGTATGGTTCGTGAACCTGGAGTTCCTCCAGTTAAATTAAGCAAATATGCTAAACCATTCTTAATGCAACATATACCAGTTGACAGTAATGGATTACTTTTAAGTCCATTAGAATGTGGACTAGTAGTAGGCCCAATTACTCCAAGCATAGACAATAGTTTTGTATTTGGAGATACTAGTCCGGTTGAAGGCGCATGGAGACGTAGTAGCCATTACCCATTCAGTGTGTTAATAACTTCAATTATTTTAACACCTGCTAAAACTTTTGGTATAGTACTTGATAGATCAAATATCGTAAGAAATCTAGCAGGACAACTTGTTTACAAACCTACTAACCTAAGAGTTAGACCACAAGATGTAATGCTACCAAGCATTTATTCTAGCACTACTCGTGTTCAGACTGCGGGCGTAATTAATTACATTGTAGATCATATATTGAATTTTATCTTTAGTAATAATATTAAAGATTATAATCAGTATGCTACTGACTTGGCAACAATGACAAGCCAAATCAGTTACAGAGTTTCAGCATTTACAAGTAAAGATCAGTTTAATTTATTGTTAGATAGCAAGACTCCGCAAAGTGCAGGTAGTGTTTTTGTACCTCAAGAAAACTATCATATTAATATTAACAGTTCTAGCCCAATTAAAAAAATAACATATAGCGGTGTAATTATTACTAAGCTACAACAAGGCTATGAAGTTAAAGGTTACAGTATTACTCAGCCTTACTTTAAATATTATCCATATTTGCAAACTGGTCAAAGTATTAACATAGGCGGAATTAGCGAAAGTTACTCAACATGGACCTCAGGACAACAGTATACTACTGGTTCTATAGTTCTTTACAGTGGAAAATTTTATAGAGTATTGACTACATTAACTGCTGGATCTACTTTTGATTCATCGTCTGTAGCATCTCTGGACAGTTTGCCAATTATCGGCGGACAAAATGCTGTGTTAAGAAACTTATGGGATCGAAATAATCCTATTACAATACCTTACGGTACAGAATTTACTACAATACAAGATGTAGTAGATTTTTTACAAGGTTACGGAGAATGGTTAAAGGATCAAGGATTTGTCTTTGATGATTTTAATACTAATTTAAGTAATGTAAGCAACTGGGAAACTAGTGCTAAAGAATTTTTGTTCTGGACTACACAAAATTGGTCAGCAGGCCAGGATAAATGGAATGATTGGACTCCTAACGAGCCAGTAGTCTACGGACAAGTTGTAAGATATAATGGCGATTATTACAGTGCATTGTATAACCTTGCCGCTACAGATATCTTTGATACTTTAAAATATACCAAGTTAGACGGATTAAGCACAGTTGGTAGTAGTGTTATCAGTTTGAGCCCAGCCGCAAACAAGGTAACATTTAACACTCCGCTAGCAGTTGTAGATAATATTACTAATCAATTTTATGAATATGAAATTTTTAAAGTTGACGGAACACCGCTAGCTCCTTTATTTTTAGACAGTTACAGAGAAGGTAACATAGTAAGCTATACTCCAAGAAATACTGATGGAATTTATGGAGCTAGTTTTTATCTAATACAAAATGAACATGTTATTACATTAGATAACAGTACAATTTTTAACGATGTAATTTATAATCCAGAAAGCGGATATAGACAAGAACGTATCAAAGTATCAGGGCATGTGAGCCTTGATTGGTACGGAGGATTAGATGTTCCAGGATTTATCTTTGACCAAGCTAATATACAACAATGGCAGCCATGGCAAGATTATTCGTTAGGTGACATTGTAAACTATCAAGGATTTTATTATTCAGCACAATCGTCAATTCCTGGAGTACAACAATTTGATGCTACAAACTGGTCGCAATTAACTAGTCGCCCAACAGCTCAACTAATTCCTAACTGGACTTATAAAGCAACACAATTTACTGATTTTTATAATTTAGACAGCGATAATTTTGACAGTAGCCAACAGAAAATGGCACAGCATTTAATTGGCTATCAAAAACGTCAATATCTTGATAACATTATTCAAGATGATGTTAGTGAGTTTAAATTTTATCAAGGTATGATCCGCGAAAAAGGAACACAAAACGTTCTTAATAAATTGTTCAATGTGTTAAGTAGTGAAAACAAAGAAAGTCTTGTGTTTTACGAAGAATGGGCAATACGTGCCGGACAATATGGTGCGGCAAAGGCATTTGAAGAAATAGAATTTACCTTAGACGAAGGATTATTTAGATCAAACCCACAAGGATTTGAACTAGTAAACTCCTTTGACTCTTCATTGTCAAATACGTTTATTATACAACAAACACCTAACGACATTTATTTAAAACCTTTAGGTTACGATAATCAACCTTGGCCGTTACTTTCAAGTTACTATCCATTCTTGCGTAGTGCAGGATATGTAAACAGCAAAGAAGTATTTGTAAGTCTAGGTTACTTACCAGAACTTGCCGAACAAGATATAACTACTTTCAATGAAGGTGCATACATCTGGGTTGCCTTTGAAGGACCAAGTTGGAATTTATATAGATATACCGACACCCATATATCTATAACAAATATTTCTTATTCTTCAGGTACTTTAACTCTTACTGCACAAAACTTGACAGGACTAACTGTAGGTTCTTGGATTGGCATTGTTTTAGAAGTGCCTCCTGTGTTACCAACCGGTGCTGTAAACCCAAATTGGTTTGCAGGACTTAATGGATTTTATCAAGTTACTTCTGTAACATTGAATACTTTTGCAGTATCTGCTACAATATCTGGTTTTCCAAGTCCGTTTACACAAAGTAGTAATGTATTAGTCTATTCTTTAATAAGTCAAAGAACAAGTAGTATTGATAATTTAGATTCTATTCTAACACTAAAACTTAATCCAGGTGAATTAATCTGGACAGATGACAGCGGTAACGGAAAATGGGCCAGCTGGACATATAATCCAGTTTATGCATTAACTAATGTTAACAATCAAGCCGCGCAGAATCAATTAAGATTTGGTAATACTATTGCTGTAAACAATAAAGGTACATTGGCGGCAGTTGGTTCTAGTTTTGGAGAAATTATTACCTATGATAAAGCAGGTACAGTAACTCCTTGGGTACAACGACAAGTTCTAGCTCCTCCTTATATTGCAACAAATGTAGAATTCTTATTAGGCGGTAGTGTTACAATCAGTAGTAATGTATTAACTAGTACTAGTGCTACTAGTAATATGCTTAACGGGTTTATTGAAGGCCCGGGTATACCTTACGGCACAACAGTTATTTCTGTAAGTGTAGGAACTAGTCTTACACTAAGTCAGGCAGCAAATGCTTCAGCTACTAATTCTACTTACAGCATTACAAGCAGTCAAAATCTGCCAACCGTACTAGCAACTTCTATAGCATTTAGTTCAGACGGTACTTGGATGGCATCATCAAGTCCGTTAGCTGGTTATGCAGTAACAGATTATTTAGGATCTTATTCAAGTGTAACTTCATATTCTTTAGGTGCTGGCATAATAGTATCCACTGGATCTGGATCTAGTATACAATATTGGCAAGCATTAATAAATGTTCCTGCTAATCATACACCTGCAATTGGATCAATCTACTGGGCTCCTTTATATTATCTACCAGTAAATTCATATGGCACATGGTCGATCTATGGTGCGTATACTAGCGGAACACTAGTTATATACAAATCAAAAGTGTATCAAGCTACACAGACATTATATGGACAAACAACCGTAAACATTTATGGTACTGATGGCAGTTCATATATTATAACAGCTGATACCACAGCTGGACTTGCGTCTGGATATGAGATAATATTTGCCGAAAATAGTTTTGGTGGAATATTAGCTGGCGGAATTTATTATGTGGCAACAGTTCTTAGTTCAACTACATTTACAATTACCGCAGTTCAGTATAGTACTAACCTAGTGCCATTAACAACTGCACAAGGAACAATGACTGCGACTCAACAGCCGCAACCAAGTCCAGGATCAAACAGTCAATGGACTGATGTTACACATAGCATATTTTCTTCTAAATCTTATCAAGCAATTGATACTAATTACTATCTTGGTGGCCCAGCCGGACAGGGTGTAATTAGTTTATACAAGAAAGATGCTAATAACAACTATTCATTAGTAGATACGATTGTTAGTCCACTAGCAGCCGCCAACGAAAACTTTGGTAGTAGTCTTGTATTTGGTAATAATGTGCTGTATGTTTCTGCTCCTGGCTATGTTAGTGGTAGTAGTCGAGTTGGTGCAGTATACAAATTAAAATATTCAACAATAATACAACAATCAACCAGTTATAATCCTGCTGGTAGTAGCTTTGGCACATTAAAAGTTACTAGTACTGTAGGTGTTAGGGACGGAATGAGTGTAGTTAATTCTGCATTTACCAGCGGACAAATAGTTTTACAAGTAGTAGACAGCACAACATTGCTATTAAGTGGTAGCCCAGATTCTACACCATCTGGAATTATTCAATTTGCTATTACTGGTTGGGGTTATGATTTTACAGAACTATATGTTGGTTCTACAGTAGGCGGAAATTTTGGTAGTGCAATTAGTCTAAGTCAAGATAATCTTACATTAGCTATCAGCGCAAGTGGCGGCACACAAAATGGACTTGTAAAAATTTATAAAAACTCTGGTGCAGGATTTAGTCTGTTGCAAACACTAACAGGAACAGATATAGATTTTGGTATTAGCACAAGCATATCTAATTCTGGAACTTATATTGCTGTTTCTGATGATACAGCTACAGTAGGCGGTATAATTCAACGTGGCGGCGTAAGTGTCTATAGTTATAGCAACAACACATATAGTTTATATTATTCATTAGTTCCTCATATTCCAGAAACTAACGGACATTTTGGTAATAAGATTTCTTTCATGAACGATTATGAAACACTAGTTGTTTTTAGTCAATACGGAGATACTAGACTTACCACTACATTTGATAATAATTTAACTACATTTGATAAAAACAGTACAGATTTTGTTTATAATCAAGTAAACGGTGGTCGCATAGATGTTTATGACATGTATGCAACTAAGTGGGTCTTCAGCGAAAGTTTATCTAAATCAAATCCAATAGTAACAGCAGGCGAATTTATCGTTAATGATGTTTATCAAATTTTAACAATTGGTACAACTGACTTTACTAAGATCGGCGCAAGCTCTAATGCTATTGGTGTAACATTTACAGCTACTGGAGATGGTTCTGGCACAGGTACTGCGGCACTAGTGACACGAGAAACAGTTGAATTAGATGGATATGGTTCTGGATTTGCGGTAGGATCTAATCACATAATAGTTGGCCTACCAGAAGCCACTGATCAGGGTTATACTTCAGGCAGAGTGTTAGATTATGGTAAACCTAATAATGCATTTACATGGACAATTGACCACACCGAAGTCGATAAACCAGATGTAACTAAAATTAAGAAAGCATTTTTATACAATCGTGTAACAGGCGAATTAATTACACATCTTGATGTTGTTGATATTGCTCAAGGCAAGATTCCAGGCCCAGCAGATGAAGAGATTATGTACAAATCATTCTATGATCCTGCTGTCTACAGTAC